GTTCAGAGAATCTATTAATATTAGATGAAAATGGTTTATCAAGATTCAAAAATGGCTACATCGTAGATCCAATGAATGATACTGCTATCGCTGATACAGATGATGCTAACTTTAAAGCTGCAATTCATTTTGATAAGAAGATTCTTACTCCAGCGTTAAATACGTTTGCCTTAGATCTGAAATATTCTTCATCTACTGGCGCATCAATCTTCCCTGATGTTAATAGTGCAGAGATTGCTTCATTAAGCAGAGATTCTAATGTTAAATTAATTGGTCAGCCTTACGCTACAAACTTTAGAAACTGTGTATCTAACTTCTGGAAATACGACGGCAACGCGCAAATTTCTCCAAGCCACGATATGGCTCACGATACAGTTCAAAATCCTGTACCAGTAGAAATAGATCTTGCTGGTGTGTTCCAAGATTTACAAGAAGTTTTACCAATTACAGGTATAAACTGGAATGGCCCAGTTACTAGTGGTGCTTCAACAAGTACAAGGAGTGGCAGAACAACAACTACAACTACTCCAAGAACTCAAGCAGGTACTATTTCAAGTCTCACTGTAAACGATGGTGGATTAGATGCAGTTGGTGATTTTATTACTAACGTGCAGTTCCAACCATTTATGAGATCTCGTAATGTTAAAGTATTCATCTCTGGTCTACGTCCTAATACACAACATTACTTCTTCTTTGATGGAGTTGATGTTAACGCAAATGTTGCTCCAGGCGCAGTTACGGCAATGGATGCAAGAGATGTTCAGAAAACTGGAGCTTATAATGCAGCAGTAACTACTGACTCAAATGGTATATTAAGAGCAGTATTTAAAATTCCACAAGGTAAATTCTATGTAGGTGATAGAGTATTAATCGCAGTAGATGTTAGTCAATATTCAAGTATTGATTCGGCATCAACTTCAAAAGGTGAAATTACTTATCACGCTTATAACATCACTCAAAACAAATCAACTCTTTCAACAAGAATGCCAGAATTTGGTACAGAAGAAACTGCAACATCAAGAAACTTAGCATCTCGTGTTACTCAAGTTACAAGACGTGGCGATCCTCTCGGACAAACATTCTTTATTAAATCAGGAATGGGCCGTGGATCTAATTCAGTCTTTATATCTAAAGTAGATTTATTCTTTAAGCGTAAATCAGATATTAACGGTGTTACAATTACACTTAGAGAAGTTATTAACGGTTATCCATCTAATGTTATCATACCATTCTCTAAGACGCACTTACAGCCTTCTGAAGTAAGTGTTTCAGATGATGCGTCATTAATTACCGAGGTTACTTTCGATGCTCCAGTAAGAATGGATGTTGAAAAAGAATACGCAATCGTAATTATGCCAGATGCAAACGATCCTAACTATCTTCATTACACTTCTAAAGTCGGCGGCAATGATCTTACAACAGGTCCTACACAAGGCCAAGCAGTTGTAATGGACTGGGGTGATGGAGTACTATTTACTTCTACAAACAATAGAGCATGGCAATCAGTACAAGACGAAGATATTAAGTTTACTTTATATCGTCATAACTTTAATGCTGGAACAGGCACTGTATCTCTTACAAACGATGATCACGAGTTCTTTACATTATCTGATTGGACAGGAAGATTCGAAGCTAACGAATTTGCATACAAACAAATTGATGTTGGTTATACAGTATCAATGGTACAAGGAACTAATGTTCTTACACAATCTGGTAACAACTTTACTGTTACTTATGCTGCAGGTGATTATATACTTGTAAGAGATTCTGGTAATACTAATGCAGATATCTTTAGAATTACAAGTGTAGATAGTGCAACTTCGATGACAACAGACAAACCTTGTTCATTCAATGGTGCTAACGCTTCAGGAATTCCAATTGTTGCGGGTATTATTTCTCATTACAATAAGTATACAGCGTCAGAGCTTCACCTAAAACAATCTTCTGCTATTATGGGTAAAAAGTTCGTGGCAGGTGACACTATAACAGGATTTGATTCTAACATAACTGGTACTATTGGAACAATCGATAACATCAATTTAAGTTATGTTCAGGCGTTGATTCAGAAAACAGATGATTCGGTAACAAATACTTCTATTAGTGGTGTGTTTACAGATCCTGCAAATGTTACTAACACTTATAGTATGCCAATGAAGTTTGGTGATAATAATTTCTTCACACAAAAAGGTGTTGTAATTTATTCTAAATCAAATAACTTCGTGAATCCTAAGCCGTTTACTATTAATGTTGCAATGTCTAACTCGTCTAATAATACTTCAACACCGATTGTTGATCTAGAATTAGCAACCTTATTAGCATATCAATTTAAAGTAACAGATACTCCAGCAACTACATCTAGTTATATTTCTAAGACTGTAGAATTGGCTGAAGACTTAGATGCTGAAGACTTAAATCTTTATCTCACAGGTTATAGACCAAATGGTTCAGATATTAAAGTTTATATTAGGCCACAACATGCGCAAGACAGTGCAGCAAAAGATACTATTAGTTGGATCGAATTAGAAAAAATTGAAGGTGCATCTAGCTTCTCATCATCTTCTAATCTTGAAGATTATAGAGAATATAGATATGCTGTACCAGATGCTAATAAAACTACAGACATTATAACTTACACTAGTACAAGTGGAACTTTTGTTGGATATAGAAAATTCGCAATAAGAATTGATCTAATAGCAGGTGATATTCATAACGCACCGTTTGTAAAAGATTACAGAGGGATTGCACTGACATGATGAAATCTAATGCACTAATTCGAGACGATAACAGTCAAGCTGTAATAAATACAGATATAGTAGCTCTTAATAAATATAAATCAGAGAGAGCGCTACATCGCAAAGTAGCTTCGTTAACTAAAGACCTTGTCCAGGTTAAACAATGCCTTAATCGTTTAAATGAACGCATAGATAAGATAGAGAACAATTAAATGTCAAAACCAAATATTCAAAATATTACAACTACTCAAACATTTCAAAATTGGTTTGATAAAACTAATGAGATGGTTGATCTTATGCGGGACAACGTTGTTACGGCGGCTCCAACGGGCAACGAAACAACAGGCGACGCAACTTTGGTTGGAGACTTTACTGCAACCAACTTAGTTATTACCAACGCGATTAGTGCAGATGACATTGGAGCAAGAACTCCAGGCACTGCGGTTGGTTTTAATGGACCTATAGAAATTACTCCAACAACAAGTCAAATTGCTGCAACCTTTACTTATGGTGCACAAGGGGCCCGCACAAGGTACACGGATGGCACCACAGCTTGGGACATAGGATTTGATAATACCACAACAGACAACTTTATTGTCAACTACGGGGTCGGAGGTCAGCTCTCGTTGTCGACGGTTGGCATCTTAACCGTTCCAAGTATTGTTACTACTGCTGATGTTGAAATTGGTACAAATTTAACAGTACCTGGAACACTTACTGCTAATAATATCGTTGCTACAACAGTATCAGGTGCCTTCACAGGAACCCTTGTTGGTGATGTAACAGGTGACATTTATCACCCAGCAGGTAATAAGATATTCGAAAACGGAGGCCCAGCAGCTAACATTCCTGCTACTTTTACTGGTAACGTTAATGGTACTGTTAGCTCACTAACAAATCACACCACAAACAGCCTCAGTGAAGGTACTAATAATCTATATTTCACAACCGCAAGAGCAAGAGCTTCTGTTAGTAATGGTACAGGTGTATCATATGCTACTGGTGTGTTTAGTATTGGTCAATCAGTAGGAACATCAGACAACGTAGAATTTGGCGATATAGAAGCAGATGATATTACATGTGCAACCGTTACTGCTACTGGTACTATTGATGCAGATAAATTTACTGGTGACGGTTCAGAATTAACAGGTATTGTTCAATTAGTAAAAGCACACGTAACATTTACTCCTAGTACTGGTGCAATTTTGGCAAGTGGTGGTGGATTAACAGTAGTTAAGAATGCAACAGGAAGATGGACAGTCACTATACCTGCTAATATTACTGGTGGCAGGCCCACCTCAGCCACTGGATATTCAATACTAGTTGGTGGTGTTTCTGACAAAACTTTCTCATTAGGGGGTTCTACTAGTGGCGTTAATAATTTGAAAGATTATAATGCTTATGTTCAAAGTCAAACTACATCAACCTTTGAGATAAGAGCAACTAGAGCAACAAACGCATATATCCATTTTGGTGGCAACGATAACAATACAGGTTCTATATTTGGAATTACTGGGGTTGACCCTGCGACTCCTATTACCATCGCAGTGTTATATTAAAGAGAGAATAACAAATGAAAACTATATTTTTTAATTATCCAGTAGGCACACCAAAAGTTTCTTTGGTCACTACTGCTAAACGTGTAAGTCAGCTTATGAGTGATGAGGTTATTCCTAAAAATGCTGGTTACGTAGAACACGATCTTATTGACGAAAATTCAAATCGTAACGATTGGGCTATGGTTGGAATGCCTGAATATTTAAAATTTGATAATGTTAAAAAGCCAACGAAAGTTTTATGGGATATGGATCTTATCGAAGTATATATCTTATCATTAATACGCAATCAACGCCAATTAGCATTCGGTGTTTTAGATACACTTGCGATGAGAGCCTTAACAAAAGGTTTATCAGACATAGTTGCAGAAATTGAAGCAGATAAACAAGCCTTAAGAGATATGCCAGATACTGTTAATTTATCTAATGCTACTAACTATTGGACTGCATATGAAGCGGTTCCCGATGCTTTCATTGATTTTGAATCCAAGTACAAGTCTAAGCTAGCATGAGCATAAGGTTTGATCTTCCAGATGAAACTAAAATAGAAGCTGAAAAAATAATTGAAAAGAACTACAGAGATATGCTCTTAAATACAAAAATACAAGGAGCTAACATAATAAAAGATTGGGCTGACAAACTAACCCTAGAATATCTCAGCTCTTCAAATATTTCCGTTAGTAACGAAACTAATATGGTTAGTTTCGAAGGGTTAGGAGTTACTCAACAAATAACACAAATAATTCAAAAAGTATTTCCAAAACAAGTTGTTCGAGCTACGGGGTTTTTCCATTATCCGCCGACAGGATATATGGGCTGGCACACAAATAGAAACGAACCTTGTAAAAGACTTTATTTAACTTGGACAAATGAAGCAAAAAAATCTTTTTTTAGATATATTAAAGATGAAAAAGTAATTACAGATTATGATGATAAAGGACTCACAAGTCGTTTATTTGAAGTAACCGGCGAAGAGCCATTCTTTTGGCATTGCGTTGGTTCAGAAATAGATAGATTAAGTTTTGGGTTTTCTATAAAATGATTCATGTAATGGATGGTGATTGGCAAGTATACGATGTACCTACGCATATAGATTGTAGTAAGATTTATAGTTGGGTTAAGCTGAAAAACATAGAACCAATATCCATAAATATAGATGATATAGGCCACAAAGCAACAAACAAAATAGAAACAAGAGATAGTCGATACAGACAAGCTGATATAAATCTTCCGGGAATAGTAGTTAAAGGTATGAAAAACCCTGCAGATAAACCTTATAGAATGATAGACGGTCGACACAGATTATTAAAAGCAAAGAATAGCGGACGTAGTTATATGCAAGTTTATGTAATGATTGAGGAACAAGTGCTGAAGTTTATTAGTTAAGAAGCTCCACCACGGTTAACGATTTTATATAAATAAAGTAAAACAACGAGCTAAACACATAAGGGTATCATCAAATGTCAAAGATTTCAGAATTAGGGCCGATTACAGGTGCCAATACTCGCTCTGAAGACCTTTTTGTTATCGTTAACCTTATACAAGGTGATGACGGTACTAAAAATATTACGAGAAAAGAACTTGTACAGGCTCTACAGTATGAGGTTTTTGATAGAATAACAATCACTGGTGGGTCAATTTCCAGTGTAAGAATCTTCAACTCTACGATTGAAGATAACGTTATGAACCGGAACATATTCAATAACGGTACTATCGATAATTCTGTTATTGAAGATTCAGATATCAACAACGGCACAATGACAGCCACCGCAGTTGCTAACGTAACTATACTAGGTTCTGATTTCTCAGATGGAACCGGTAACAACAACGTATTCACAAATACTATTGTAGACTTTGGAGCATTAAACAACTCCACTGGTAACAATGATATTTTCACAAACTCTACTATTGATGATTCGTTCTTCAATAATGTAACTATTGATCAAGGTACTGCAAATGGCCTGATCCTTACTAATATCTCAATTGATGAACTAATTCTTGAAGATGCTCTCATCTCGAATAGTACAATTGTTACAACAGATTTTTCCAATGGTACAATAACAGATACTGTAATCTCAGGTAATACATTCCTGTTTGATACATTCATATCTAATTCAGAAATTACTAACACTGACTTAGATGATGTCGATATTACTAATTCAAGATTCTCAAATGGATTTATTTGGGATACACTGATTAGTAACTCAAGTATTATTGATACAACTGCAAATAACATTGTTATTACTTCTTCTGCTCTTAATGACAGCACAGCAAATAATACTAATATTACAAATTCAGACTTCTCAAACGGTACAGGTACTGATAACACATTTACCAATCCGATTTTAGAAAATGCCACTTTAACTGGTTCAATGGATGCTGTAGTTGCTACTAACATATCAATCGGAAGTTCTACTTCTGATAATCTAGTACAACAAAGATCAATAATTAAAAATTCTGATATTGAAGAGTCAGTAGTTGCTAATTCAAGTATCGTAGAGTCAGAACTTGTTGACTTCGATATGAATCTTACTAAAGCGTTCGAGCCAATGCTTGACGAAGACAGCTACTTTGCATTGAAAAATGTTAAGACTGGTGATACTGAGAAAATGACTTATCGTCAATTGTACGACGAGTTCTCTAAGAAGACAGAAAAATCTCTTAAAGTACACGTTGCATCTGACGGTGATGATACATATCCAGGTACAATACTTCAGCCAATTCGCACACTTAAACGTGCTGAAGAGCTTGCGTTACAAAAAGCTGGTGGATCTTTTGATCGTAACGATATTAATAACGCGGTACACATCTCAGTAGGTCCGGGTACTTACTATGTTGATGAACCAATTATGTTACCTGATGATTGTTCAATGACTTCAACCGCAGGTCAGTACGCTACAGTAATTCAGAAGAAAAAAGGTTGGGAGCAAACTAACGGTGTTCTAGTTGGTTCTGGTTGTTATGTTCAGGGCTTCGGTTACATGAACTTTGAAGTAGATAACTTTGATCAACCAACAGGCGGCTTCGCTATTGCTTACCGTCCAGGTGCATTGCTAAGACGTTCACCTTACCTTCGTGACTCCACACAGCTTTCAAACTTTAACCGTTTAGATGTTGAACCACCTTTAAATCCATTCAACTCTAAAGGTACAATTCTTGACTTAGGTAGAGAATTATATTTAGTATCAGGTCACTCTGCACAAAACCAATTCGAACTAGATGACGAAGTAACATTCTCAAGTGGTGCTACAGGATTTATTTCTTATATTGCTGATATCGATTCAAACAGACAAATCTATATAAGAAACCTGAAAGGTAATGTAGATGTTGGAGATATTCTTTACGCTCAGCGAGGCGGTACTGGTACAATTGAAAGTATCGGTATTGACGATTTCCCAAATAGATTGGTCGGCCGCGGTGGTGGTTGTCTTCTAGCAGATAGAGCAGTACTTGATACTGACTCACTATATACATACGTATTATGTTTTGGTTTCACACCTCGTACTCAAAACGGTACAGGTTATGTTGCTAAAAACGGTGCTGGTGTTAACGGTATTGGTTCCTTGTCAATCTTTACACGTCAGGCTTTCTTTGCCCTAGACGGTGGCCAAATGACATTGAACAACTCTGGTTCACAGTTTGGTGACATCTCAATGAGAGCACGTGGTAGTACGGTTATTATTAAACCTGCTCAAGCAACTCAAGTTGACGGTGTATCAATAAATCTAATTTCTAACTCTGCATTCGCTGATACTCTTGACGACAATCAAGGTGAAATCGTAGATGATATGATTCACTACTTGACTGCTAATACTACAACAGGATTCAACGGAGCACCTGGTCTTGGTTACCAAGGTTATAATGCTGATAAATGTTTCAGAGATACAGGATTAATTGTTGATTCTGCATCTTACGACGTTGCAACAAACTCTAACTACTGGGGTCGCTTAAACGGTATCACATATCGTTCGCCAATCTCTTACATTGTTGTTAACGATCAAATGACTGAGACTGTTGGTTCAATCAATCATATTAAAGGTGAAATCGAACACATCTTTACTAACGAGCAAACAGGCGAAGTACTAACACGTTTAGACAGATCTCTTGATCAAACACTAAATATTCTTCAAAATGGTGAAGATGCAGCCGATCCTATTATCTTTGCTAATACTGGTGATACAGATGCTGTTGCATCTAGAGAACTTGTTCAAGATAACAGAGCATTAATCATAAACGAATTCGTAGATTGGATCGACAACAACGATGAATTCTATGCTTACGACGGTGTTAAGTGTGAAAGAGACGTAAAAGAATATATCTTACCAGCAACCAAATTTGATATGATGCTGGATACAAACTACAATGCAGTTACTACTGGTTTAGCATATTATGTTAATACTGCCAGAACATCTCTTGAAAATCAAAGAAATGAAACAGTAGCAGCATTTGAAAGATTACGTAAAACAACTGATGAACTTATTCAAGCTAACTCTGCGCCTGCAGCAGTTGATGCTTATAAGTCATTCAATACAATTATCGGTGCTCTTGCTAACTCAGGTACAAAGTTTACTCCAACAAAAACAACTTATGATCCAGTTACTGGTCGTATGGTTATAACAATTGGTACTCACGACTTAACAGTTGGTAGATATGTAAATCTTGCAAAAGAAAGCTTCACATTCACATGCTCAAGCGATAACTTCAAGACTGAGATCAGTCACCCAAGAGCGTCTGAAAAAGCTTATCTAGCTGCGTTGCCAATCATTGAAACATCAGCAAAAACAATTACTGTTAACCCAGGATTAACTGCTGCTAACTTTGAGCATAGATTTGTAAGTGCTAAAGATGATGCAGTATCAGTTATTGGTGAAGCAATTACTTTCTCTGATAATAGTGGCATCCCAGTTGCTAAGCGTAATGCTCGTAAGCAACTACAAGTCAACAGAGAGTTCGTACAAGATTATATGGCTGATTGGGTAGACAATGAATTCTACTTCTATGACAGCAAGAAATGCCACAGAGATACAGAAGAGTATATCTTACCTGCAGTTCAAAGAGATGTATTGCTTGGAACAAACTATAACGCAATCCAAACTGGTGCAGCTTATCGTACTAAGTCTGGTGAGGTAAGTGTTACTGATCAATTAGCTCAAACAGTTGGTTCAATTAACTATCTTAAAACACAAACAGCAGCTTTAGTAAGTAACTCAATTGCTGGAAATAGAGCTAACGAATCATTCGACGAAATGTCAAGATTGCTCAACAACAATGGCAAGAAGTATACTCCTACAAATGCAGTATATAGTCCAACTTCAGGTACAACAGTACTTACGATTGGTACTCACGATTTTGCTATAGGTGATAGTGTATTCATTGAGCCAAATAGTTTAACATTCACATGTGCACTTGACGGTAATTCAACTGAGCATTCTTATCCAACAACTGAATTTATTAACTATACTCCTACAACTGCGTCATATGATCCAGCCACTGGTGAGTTTAGTGTAAATATCGGATCAAATGCTCTTAAAGCTGGTGATTTTGTAGAGTTCAAGCCAAACTCAATTGTATTTACTTGTGCAATGGATGATAATGTAACTAATCACCCAGCACCTGAATCACATCACCCATTCTATAAGAAACAAATCGTTATCGACAGAGTTGACGGTTTCACTATTCATATGAATGTTGGTAGTGTTGTAAACGGTGGTGGACTTCATACCTTTGTATCAGCAGCAACAAATGCTATACAAGCAGAAAAAAGACATCCTGCTTATAAGAAACCTGTTAAGATTTCTGATAGAGATGCAACAACAATTACACTAAACGTTGGTGAGTCAAGTGACACATCAGTCCATACTTTTGTATCAGCAACATCTAATGCGATTCGCGAAGGTGACATGTGGACAGGTACATTCACTCCACAAACTGCTACATACGATCCAGTATCAGGCGACATGGTTCTTACAATCGGTTCACATGATTTACCAGTAGGTAAGTGGATTGAAATTGCTCCTGAATCAATGGTATTTAGTTGTGATGTTGGTGGTGTAACAGGAACAGATGCTGCTCCATTATACGACCACCCAGCTTATAAAGAGCCAGTAAGAGTTAAAGCAATTACTACAGACACAATTACAGTTAATGTAGGTAATGCAAATGGCCACGCTAATAACCATACTTTCGTAAGTGCAGATGCAGATTGTATCGATGCTAACGCATTATACTTCTCAGATCCTGCTAAAGTATTAAAAGCTTATACTCCAACAACTGCAACATACGATCCAGTAACTGGTGAATTTGTAGTTACTCTTCCATCACATGATCTTACTACTGACGATCATATCGAATTGCAGCCACAAAGCTTTGTATTTAGTTGTGCTGCAAATGGTGGAGGTAATGACTTCTCACCACGTATTGGAGACTTTGCATATAAGTTACCATTAGCAATTAGTGCAGTAACAACAAATACAGTAACAATTAATGTTGGATCTGCCGGTACAAACACAGACGTACATACATTTGTAAGTGCTGACGAAGGTGCAGTCATTAAGGTTGCAGGTTCTCAACAAGGTGTATACGCATCTAGAATCTTGCAGAAGAACAAAGCATATCTACAAGCTGAAGTCGATGCATATATGAATGATAACTACTTCATCTATGACAAAGATAAGTGTATGCGGGATACAGGTTATATCTTAAATGCTGTAGCCAGAGACGTTGCAACTGATTCAAATGTCAACTCGATATATGTTGGTAAAGGTTATAGAATTGGTACGGTCGGTGCAAACAACGTAGTTAACAACCAGCTTACTCAAACAGTCGGTGCAATTACTTGGTTAAAAGGTAAAATTGCAACTGAAGTATTATCTAACGCTAATCAAATCGCAATATCAAATGCTGCATTCGATGAAATTATCGACATTATGACAAACGGAAATGCTGCTGCTAATGATGTTAACTTTGGTGGAGCTTCATTATCAGATGATTCATTCAACGGTGCTCATGCATTAAGAGTTAACAAAGCATTCATACAAAAAGAAGTTATTGCTTGGATTACTGCTAATCATCCTGGATTTGTATATAGTCAAGTTGCTTGTGAAAGAGACTTAGGTATCTTTGTAGATACAGCTTCTTGGGATTTACAACACGGTGGCAACGCTGCTACGGTAAATAATTCAAGACTTTACTTTGAAAATGCTTTACCAGTATTAAGTGATGGTGAAATTGTTCCAACGTCAGGCGCATATGAGTTTGTTTCTTACTTAGTAGGACAAATTGTAAGAGGCGAAACAGTTACTCCTTTACAAGGTGTTGTAAATCAAATATTAACTGAAGAAGAATCATTTAGCCCAACAAATGCTACTTACGATCCAGTAACTGGTATTATGGAATTAACAATTGGTGTACATACTTTCGAAGTTAACGATCGTATTACTATCGACCCTAACGCTATTACATTCCAGTGTGGATTTGGTGGTGGTGGTACTGATTCTCACCCAAATACAAACGATCCTAACCTTGGCAAACCATTCATTATTACAGCAAAAACTGCTCAAACTATTACAGTAAATGCTGGCTCAGCCGGAACTAATACTGACGTACACAGTTTTGTTAGTGCTATAACCGATAGTGTTAGAGCTGCTAGTATGGCAGATGCTTATACTCCAACCGACATTGCATATAATCATACATCTGGTGTTATGACAATGACATTAGGTGATAGACACAGATTTGCTAAAGGCGATTATGTAATCTTTGATGAAAACTCAATTACATTTAGTTGCGCAAGTAATGGTGGAGGCAATTTAGCTCACCCACGTCCATCCGATCCAATCTTTAACAAGCCAGTTAGAATTGATTCGGTTACAGGAACAACAGTTACATTACAAGTTGGTCCTGCTAAGGTCGATGCAGTACATACATTTGTAAGTGCTACAACAAACGGTGTAAGAAGATCATTAGATGTAGATACTTCTACTAGAGCTGTAAACTTATTCGCTCAAATTGGTGAGACCATCGAACAAAATGATGGTACAGTTCCAACAGTTATAGAAACACCTGCCCTAGTAGCAGCAGAAGCGATCATAGGTCAGAAACCTAAGTATCAAACTGAAATCATCGATTACATCTACGAAACATATGCAGGTCACGGTTATGAAACTGCTAAATGTGCAAGGGATGTTGGATATATTGTTGACGCAATCTCAGAAGATCTAGAGTATGGTGGCGATAGTGCTACAATACACTCTGCGAGATATTACTTTGAAGGTGCAGTAAATACTTTACCATATTATCAAAGAGAACCATCAAAATTGGCATTCACACATATCGCTAATGTTATGGAAAAAGTTGTTAAGAACGAAGTACAAGAGCCACACTTTGGTGCACAGTTTACACCAACTAATGCTACTTACAATCCAGTAACTGGTATTATGGTTGCTACTATTGGCACTCACACTCTTACAACTGCTGATCACGTTTGGTTTAAACCAGACGCAATTACATTCTCTTGTGATAATGGTTCCGGCCCTGCAAACCATGCAAGCCCTGAAGCACATCATCGCTTCTATAACAAAGCATGTCCAATTATTGGTGCTGATGCAACAACGATTACAATGTGGGTAGGTAATGCTGGGGTATACACAGGAGCACATACATTCGTAAGTGCGATAACTAACGCTATTAGCGAAGTTACAGGTAACCTTGTTAAGCAAAATGTTAAACTAGCAGCAGCCGATACAGCAACCGCACTTGAAGCTAAGACTCTTGCACTGGTTATTGCTAATATCGTAGATGATAGATTGGTTGTCCCAGATTATAGTGGATCACTTGATATATCACTTGGTCAGCAAACACCTTATCCATTACCAATTGCAAATGCTGCAACAGCTCCTCTTATGGAACCAAGCAGAACATTCGCAAGAAAGTCATTACAATGGAACAGAGAGTTTATTCAAGAAGAAGTTGTTAGATTTGTTCGAAATAATAATTATACTTACGATGAAGCAAAATGTGCTAGAGACGTAGGATTTATCATTGATGCAGTTGCAAGAGATGTTCAGACTGGTTCTGATTATCCTTCACAGTATTACGGTAGAGCTTATCGTGTAGGTACAGCACTTGCACAAAATGTGATCGAGTCTCAGTTAGCAGAAACAGTTGAAGCTATCGAATATGTAAGAGATGATATTTTACCAAGACTTGCTGGTGTAGCATTAACAAGAGCAACAGCGGCATTTACTAATGTAATCAATATCATGAAAAACGGTACTGCCGGAATTACTTACGATTATGGATTTGGTAATGTAGGTGCTTCAGACAATGCTGCAACAGACGGCTTAACTCTTAACATACCATTTATTCAACAAGAAGCAATTTCTTGGATTGCAGTTAATAATGCAAGCTTAGTATATAATGAAGCAAAATGTAGAAGAGATACAGGACTGTTAATTGAAGCTGCAGCTTATGATATTAGACATGGTTCTAATGTTGCAATGAGAGATTTTGCTAAGCTTTACTTTGAAAACGGTATTAACGTTGGATTACCTGAAGCACAAAGAGCACCAACTGCTGCTCTATATAATCACTTAGCATCAGTAGCAGAGACAGTTGTTCTTAAACAAACAGTAACTCCTACTACTGGAAACTCAGTTGCTCAGGTAACTGCTGGATTCGGTAACGTTGTTGGAGCCTCAGGTATTGAAGTTGAATTACTGATTAAGATCGTAGCAGATATTATTGCTGAAGATTCATTAATTAATCTACCACAAGTTAGAGAAGCAGCAGTAACCGATGCAGCTGCAACTGGTTATGATCAAGAAGAGTCAGTTGCTCTTATCCTTGGACGTAAGGATACACTTGGTGGAGCGGTTGTTCAATACTTAAGCGATAACTTTGCATTCCTACAATACTCTGAAGAGAGATGCCGTAGAGATACAGGTTATATTGTAGATGCTATATCACACGATATTCAATATGGTGGTAACTCTGCAATGCACGGTACTGCAGAACTTTACTTTAAGAATGCAATAAATATCTTGCCAATCGACCAACGTAAAGCAACAAGAGAAGCCTTCGAATATATGGCTAAAGTTGTTCAACATGTTGTACGTAACGAATATATCCCACGTGATCTTGGAAATCAATTTAGCCCAACTGGTGCTACATATAATCCTGATACTGGAATCTTTACTGCAACACTAGGCGCAGGACATAAGCTTAAAGCCGGTGATCATGTAATGATTGCTCCTGAAAGTATTGTATTCACATGTAGCTTAGACGGTGACCTTGCTGAACATCCATCACCACAACTAGGTGATCCATACTATAATGCACCATATCCAATTACTGCAACCGATGCTACTACAATCACTATGCAAGTTGGTAAGGTTGCTTACGGTAAAGGTGGCGGAGCCCATACATTCGTAAGAGCATCATTAAATGCAATTACTCAAGTTATCGGCAACCCAATAAAGCAAGAAATGCCAACTATAGCAGCCAGAAGAACAATTGGTACTGAAGTTATGAACCTTGCATTAATGCTAAGTAAAGTTGCAGATGATAACAACCCAGCAGCAATACCTGCAAGAGTTGATCCATTCGTAAACTGGATTGATGCAGATATTCTTGCTGCTAAGAACGCTATTGATAATGGCACAGTTCAAATGGCAACTGATCTACAAACATACATTTACGATACCTATAACGGTATTAGTTACTCTAAAGAGAAATGTCGTAGAGATGTTGGTACAATCATTGATGCATTATCACACGATGTTAACTACTCAACAAATTACGCTATGGTTCAAACTGCAGGTCTTTACTTTGTAAATGCTGTATCAGTATTACCGGTTGATCAAAGACAACAAACTGCTAGGTTCTTCACTGAATTAGCAGACACGGTAGAAAAGATCGTAATTGGTGGAACAATCGATACTGCAGTATTAAGTCACAGTTCTACAACACAAGATACTACAACTTACACAGCAGCAACCGCGGTTGAAGCCGAAGAAGTAGCAGATCTTACAAGAATCGTTGAAGATGCAGTACGCAGAGATAGCATAGACGTTATCCCAGCAATTACTGATCCTAACACTTCTTGGGTTGACGCTTCTAAGATATGGGCAGCAGCAGAGATTGATGATAATCTTGACGAATTGGCAGATGATGTAACTCAATTCTTGAAAGATACATTTACTATTGTTGATTACAGCAAAGCGAAATGTCGTAGAGATGCAGGATATATTCTAGACGCTATGAGCTGGGATCTTAACTACGGTGGTAACCTTGCTACTAGATGGAATGCAGCCTTCTACTTCTGGAATAACGAATTAAGAGTTCCTGAAGATACAAGAGCAGCAACTGCTCAAGCATATCGTCAACTTGGTAGAATCGTATCACAGGTTGTTAGAGGTACTTATCCTGGTCAGGTTATTAGATCAGAACTTGGTACTGAAGTACAGTCTACGCAGGCAACTGATCTAGGCTTAATCTTCTATAACGCACTATTCTATAATACTGTTAACAAGCTTGGACCAACTATTAATCCAAACTTTGCTTGGGAAACTAATAAAACTTTCAACTTTGCTAAGGATATTCTTGATAGCAATAAGAGTAGAATACAACGTGAAGTACAAAGATTTATTACTGCAGAATACAAGTTTATTGATCTACCTAAAACATATCGTGATGCTGGTAACTTTATTAAAATTATCGGTAACGACTTTAGATATACTGATCCATCGCTTAATCCTAGCAACATATATAATAATGCGCAAGGCGGAGCAGGTGCAGATGCAGCTTCAAGATCCTTCGTTGGTGCATTGTTTAATATTGACGCTCAGCACGTATTCCCAGTGTTTAATCCACCGGCAGCATTTGCTGATTGGCGTAAGCTAAGATTTAAAGGTACTGTTGTTGATGCAGCAGCACGTGATCTACTTACAGCAGTTCCGGCGACAAGCACAGTTAAGAGATGGGATTGTTATATTATCCCAACTGATAATAATGTAAATCGTTATGTAGGAGAAATATTCTACTGGACTGGTACAACTTGGGCAGCAGCTGGAACAAATAACACTGAGTTGTTAGCAGCCTTCACTGGTGCTTGGACACAGATGAAAACTTATATAAATAACAATATTGCTCCAGACACACCACACAGAACAATGGTAACAGAATTGATTGATAACGTAATTATAGATAGTATTATACGACCTGACTTCTTAGTCTTTGGATCGTTGGTTGAATCTATTGCTCACCAGTTTAACGGTGCATCGGCAGGTGTTAACAGAAACGCCTTACCGCTGAACTTCAGAAACGTGGGTGCTGCTATCGGTGCTAATGCTTCGGTATTATCAGAAAATGGTGGTAGAATCAGATGGTCTGGATCAGATGAATTAAATAACCAGTACTTCGCGCGAGGTCTTAAGATTAATGGTAGAACAGGTCGTATCGAAGGTAGACCGTTTACATCATCAGTACGAAAACTCGCAAGAAGAGCTTCTAACTCAAGGGCAGCACTATAATGGCAATTATTACAATAAAAACATCACAGGCACCTGACGCCAAACCAGTCGCTAAAACATTTATGTTAACGACTAACTGGCTGCCTATGATTGAAGTACCAAACTATGAGGTCCCAGAGCTAGTCTTTGGGGGTTCAACAACAGTAGAGCCAGGAGTTGGCGAGGTAATTTCTCCTCTTATTTTATGTAATATTACTGCAAACACGGTTATGTGTGATGTAGAAGTACATAGAGAAGAGACTAACGATGAGTTCTATCTTATTAAGAACTTACAACTCCCAGCTTATGACACAATTCCATTGCCACTTAACGGGCAATTCTTTAAATCAGGCGATTTGTTAAATCTTAAGTGTTCAGTTGATGACGCAGTACATGCAACATTATCATTCACACTAGGACAAGCCGAAGAGGATGACGTATAATGGCATTTAGATCAATCAGCGGAAGCAAAATTGTTGGGCAAGGCAGACCGCAAGCCGTACCAATACAGTTGGATCCGGTACCGTACGAAGGTGCGGTTGCATACGGAGCTGACGGCTTAGTTTATGTTTCAAACGGTACCGCTTGGAACGCGGTTGGTCAAGGGATACAAGGAACAGAAGGATTACAAGGTGACGGCGGAATTCAAGGTCTGCAAGGCACATACGGTCCTGGTTTTGATGTTATTGGGTCAGTTGCAGATGTTGATGCAGGTGGAGATCCACAAGCAACATTAAATACTGCTTTCGCATCAGCTACTGTAGGTCAAGCAGTTATAGATGAAGCTGATGACGAGCTTTGGGTTTATGATGGAACAACGTGGGTTAATGTTGGTTCATTCCGAGGCGTACAAGGTTTTACAGGTTTACAAGGTGACACTGGTGCACAGGGCGAAAGAGGTCCAGATGGTATTCAGGGTTCACGTGGTTATCGTGGTTTCCAAGGTTTCCAAGGAACACAGGGTACTACAGGTATTCAAGGCTTGCAAGGCGTACAAGGGATGCAAGGGACACAAGGACCACAAGGAGTGCAAGGTGTCCAAGGTATCCAAGGCGACTTTGGTATCCAAGGTACTCAAGGACCACAGTCAATCCAAGGTATGCAAGGCATTCAAGGCATTCAAGGTGATACAGGTTTCCAAGGATTTAGTGGAGATGATGCTGGTCACGTAGTAGAATATAGAATAGACGATGGTATTGTAGAAGCCGATCCGGGCACAGGCGATATGATCATGAACGGTGCTGCTAATCCAACCGATAATTTCAGCGCAGTTACAAAAATATGGATTGACGATGAAGCTTTCTATAGTGTAAACTTAGAAGGTTTATTTACTGCCATAGCAGCAGTTGGTACTACAAATAAAGGTATTATGAAAGTTACTCTTCGTAATAACCCGTCAAATTATATGATCTTCCAGATCCAAGGAGCAACCGATAGAACCGGTTATTGGGAATTAGATGTTACTTTCTTATCAGGCGATGGTATTAAGAGTGATTTTGTTCAATTAAATACCCCAAGTGCTGGTATTACTCAACAGCTTCCAACTCTAGTTGCATTCAGTTTAGCTGGTGATCAAGGTATTCAAGGAACTCAAGGGATACAGGGTCCACAAGGAACTCAAGGTGTTCAAGGCTTACAGGGTGTTCAAGGCATTCAAGGTGCTCAAGCTGCACAAGGTATTCAAGGCGATACCGGCATTCAAGGTATGCAAGGAACTCAAGGCCATCAAGGTATTCAAGGCGATCAAGGTTTCCAAGGTGCACAAGGTACTCAAGGACATCAGGGTACGCAAGGTGCCCAAGGGATGCAAGGAACTCAAGGCCATCAGGGAACACAGGGTTTCCAAGGCTTTCAGGGTTTACAAGGCGACGTTGGTACACAAGGATTCCAAGGTACTCAAGGACATCAGGGAACACAAGGCATTCAAGGTGCAGTAGGTCACTACGGTGGTTTAACTCACGAGTGGAACTTTGTAAGTAATATTACAGCATCTACTGATCCAGGCACAAGCGGCTGGAAACTTAATACTAACAATATTGCAACTGCTACAATCTTAACGCTTGATGATGTTCCATTAGATAACTATACTAATGATATCGATGAAACGTTTGATTGGTTAGCTGCAATTCCTGGCGCTAATAAAGGTCTTATCGTAATAGAAAGTTTCGATGATGGCACTGGTCCTTCAGGACACCATCAGGTTGTATACGAATTCTCAAACTTTACTTGGGATGGTAGTGGTAAAACTTTTGGTTGGTTTGATGTTGTATACGTCGGTTCATACGGCGTAACAAGCACAAGTTGGGCTACTGATGTAATCGGTGGCGGACACGGTCCTAAAACTCTTATTAACTTTGTTCCCCGCGGCGCTGCTGGTATCCAAGGTATAACCGGTTCGCAAGGTGTTCAAGGTTTCTTAGGATTCCAGGGTACTCAAGGAGCGCAAGGTGTTCAGGGTATTCAAGGATTCCAAGGTACTCAAGGAGCGCAGGGTATTGCTGGTGCATATGGTGGAGCGTCATTCGAATATGACTATACTCCAGATGTTACACCTACAGGTCCTGCAAGTGGATTAATTAAATTTAACAATGCTGACGTTACATTAGCTTCAATCATGCGTATATCTGATACCGAAACTAACGGTTCAAATATTGACGCTTATCTAAGAAGTTTAGATGATGGTGGTTCTGCAGTTAAAGGTTACATTAAAATTGTATCAATCTCAGATCCAGCAGAATTCTTATTATATAGCTTAACTGGTTTAACAGAAAATGCCGCATATTACAATTTTAATATTACATATCTAACAAAATCTACTAATGCTGACGCTACGTATTTTACAAACAACACTGATATTATCTTTACTTTTACAAGAGCTGGTGATATTGGTTTACAAGGTATTCAAGGTTTACAAGGTGTTCAGGGTACACAATCAATTCAAGGTTTACAAGGTGAAACTGGAGCTGGTACTCAAGGTGTTCAAGGTTTATTTGGTATTCAAGGTGACTTAGGCATTCAAGGTTTCCCAGGTCCGATTGGCCCGCAGGGTGTTCAAGGATTTTATGGTTTACAAGGTACAGGTGGTTTACAAGGTGGTACTGGTGGATTTGGTGGTGTAACATTTGATTATACTTATTCTACTGATACTGCAGCAACTGACCCAACACCTGGCTATTTAAAATTCAATAATGGTACAATGGGCTCAGTATCCAAAATGTTCATCGATGATAGAGATGATAACTTTGTAGATATTCAGCCGTTCCTTAGAACAGTTGATGATTCAACAAGCCCTATCAAGGGACACTTTAAAGTATCAGAAAAAACTAATCCAGAAAACTTTTTGATCTTTACTATATCTGCGTTATCTGAAGTGTCTGGTTACTTTGATATTGATTCGGCTTTTGTAAGTGGTTCAGTATCTAACTTTGCCAATGACGCCGATATCATTATTACATTCGCTAGAACAGGTGATGTTGGTCCAAGTGGTACTCAAGGTTTACAAGGCTTTGAAGGTTTCCAAGGATCACAAGGTCTTCAAGGTGGACCAGGCGAAGCTGGTACCCAAGGCTCGCAAGGATTGCAAGGTACTCAAGGTTTCCAAGGACAATCAGGATTTGTCGGCGGAGATGGTACTCAAGGTTCACAAGGTACACAAGGTACTCAGTCTGTCCAAGGTATAGCTGGTGCTGATGGAGATGAAGGTTTCCAAGGACCACAAGGTCTTCAAGGTTTCCAAGGTATGGAAATTCAAGGTGTTCAGGGATTCGACGGTTCGCAAGGTTTTGCAGGTGTTGGCGCAACTGGTATACAAGGTTTCCAAGGTATACAAGGTGATGCTTTACAAGGACATCAAGGCATACAAGGAAACGATGGTCCAGCAGGATTTGGTCTTCAGGGTATCCAAGGTCCACAATCAATTCAAGGTACTACAGGTGACGAGGGTATTCAAGGTCTTCAAGGAAACGAAGGTGTTGGTGACGCTGGTGTACAAGGTGTACAAGGTATCGATGGTGACGACGGCGCTCAAGGCTTCCAAGGACTTGGAGGCGAAGGCAATCAAGGTATTCAAGGTTTCCAAGGTGCAGCTGGTGTCGGCGATACAGGTTTGCAAGGTCTTGGTGGTTTCCAAGGAACGCAAGGTTTAATCGGTGATCTAGGTGAAGGCGGTGGACAGGGTGTTCAAGGCTTCTTAGGTGTTCAAGGCTTACAAGGTATCGACGGTGGATTAGGTAACGACGGTGGACAGGGTGTTCAAGGCTTCCAAGGTGACTTCGGTTTTCAAGGTCCTCCAGGAGTTGGTAGTCAAGGTTTACAAGGACATCAAGGTTTCCAAGGCGATCTCGGTGTTCAGGGTTTCCCAGGACAAGGTACGCAGGGTATTCAAGGTACACAGGCTGCTCAAGGTTTCCAAGGTGAAAGAGGTTTCCAGGGTACTCAAGGTTCACAGGGATTTGGTCCTGAAGGTGGAGTTAACAACCTACAAAACATTCACGATACTGGATTACAAGATACTCCTGTATTCATGGCTATGTTCGAAGGTGGTAATCCATCTAGACCACTTCTGGGTACAACAGGTCCGAATCCAAACGGTGAATCAAACTTCTTCTATACTAGTGACGTAGATGAATTAACAGTAGAAAACATTCAAGTTGAAGGTAATCTTACTGTTGTTGGTACATTGACTGCATCTGGAGTTGAAGGTAATACAGGTACTC